AGGACTACTATACGTATCTCCTGCTTCGTATCCAATGTCATCTCGTCCATCATTCATCTCAACATATCCTGTTCTTAGTATATAGTATCCAATACCTGTTGCGAAGGTAAGTACTACAAATCCCATATAAGAAATGCCGTAAATAAGATTAAAAGTATTCATTTTAATGTCCCCGATATCTATGTGTGTTGTATAGAGAATCTTGACAGAAAAAAAGTAAAGGTGCCAACATAAGTACGCTTCCTGCTTGGAGAAACATTACATGGGCACTAATAAAGTGTGCGAATTGTAATATCATCTTACAGCAGAAAACGTACCACCTTCAACTAGAATACAATCTATTGAACTGGGATGTTGCTGGAGATATGGTACGTCATTTACTGCAACATTTCTAGCGTCCCAAGAGTCTTGAGCATATGCACAGATCTCTTTATGTTGCTTGGACTCATCCAAATAGCCGACGGTATAGTGACTCATTTTCGTAGCCTAAATTTCAAATATTTATCTAAATCTTATCACATTTTAGGTATTTTGTCCTACTAATGTGTGTGTTTCCATACCTATGGGTATTGGCGTCTATTTCCTTCACCTCTATATCGTGTGGGTAGTGTGAGATGCATTGCTGTTATCATAACTGTAACGAGTCCAATTGAATACAATCCTGGTGCAATGGTATACTGCCACAATTCACTAAATGAATATCGTCTAGATGAAGCGAAAGATGGTTGTGGGATCAGCAGTATCGCCGCCACCAAGACAGGGAAAATAAACTTATTCATTATCTCCCATCCCAGCACTCCATATTTTGTTTAACCATTTGAAAAACCTTTTCATTCTATCTCCTTAATATTGTCTTGTAAATCTGGGTCGCAATCAGCAAACTCAGTTGCCATTGTCCCTCCTATTTCTGCTCCTTGTTCCATACCAAAGATGGTAACAGCACCGGCAAGAACCCAACCAACATAAGGAATAGAGGTAAGAGTAGTAGCAACACTAGCACCAATACTACCCCCCACAAGCTGGCCGGTCGATTCTCCTCCACCGGCCGCCTTGATACACTCGACTTGGGCGGCAGACAACTTTCCCCCTTGTTTACTCTCCAGGTGCCTAGCCCCCTCCATCGTGTATTGCTCTTTGGTTCGCACTTCTGCTCTTCCGAACCCAAGAAACCCGGCAGGTCTTGAGATATCCTTATTAACCTCCATCACCTTAGGATCATTTGCCTGGTATTGAATAGTATATCCATCCTCAGTTGCTTCTACATTATAAGATGTATAATCACTGGTAGGAAGATTAATAACAGGCATTGATTTGCGGTTTGCTATTAATCCTATCATACCTATATGAGTTATCCCCAGTATAGCACCCAAAGATATCGCAAACCACTTATTCATAACATTAAATGGTAGGTTTTACAGGAGGTTCACCATTATCAACACTAATCTTAAGTGGTGCTTGCTCAATTCTAATTGTTTGAGTAGGTGCAGTATTTGATGCAGCAGTAATCAATCTTTCCAAGTCTTCCTTAGTAATAGAATATCCACCACCAACAGGCTTACCATTCTTATCCATCTTCATAGTTCCATCACCACTCTTCTTGGCTGTCTGAACTCCGAAGCTAGCTAAAACTCCAGTGAAAACTGAAGCTATGAAAGTCGGGTCCAGTTTCTGTTCTGGTATACCTAAAGCAGGAGGTAGTTTAATATAAGCAAGAGTAAGGATACCACCAGACCATACAAGAATACCAAGTCTTACAAAGGTTGATAGGATAGCCATCTGCTCTTCGCGGTCTTCCAAACCTTCCTTCAACTTACCTAAAATACCTTTCTTCTTTTCTTTCTTTTCAGGTTCCTGATTATATCCTTTAACTGGTTCCTTTACTTCATCAGGCATTAGATTACAGCAAACAAGCTAATGCTATTTATAAAAAGGTATCACTGGAATGGGAGTAATATTCAGCAACCCTTCGTCATTATAATACCCCATCTTAAACCAATAACAATCTAACAATTCAAGTTCCACATCAGCAGTATTCTTCTTATAAGGGTCTTCCTTTGTCCAGTCAGCACAGTATCTTACTATTGCAGGGGGAACTTTAATATTATCCCAAGTAAGTGGATCCTGGACAATTATAGATATCACTCTTTGATATATCCCTTCTCAACAAGAAATTCTCTAGTCAACGGAGTAGGGGGATATTCTTCCCACATATTACCTGCCTTACATGCTTTAAGTGCTTTAATTGTTGCACCCTCAGTATGCCCCATCCAATATGCTTCCTTCTCCCATATAACAGATGAAACTTTATCTGCTGCGGTAGTTGCGGTATAAGTATTCTCAGATAATGCCTGAAGATATTTGGGAACTTTATCTTGTGGATACACAATAGCAATAAAGGAATTCTTAATGTCTCCAGCCATACAATCCTGAACTGCGTGCCATCCTTCATGCCTGAAAGTAGAAATGAGGGAGGTACTTCTTTCAACCATATCAGCATTTAAAAAGATATTATTTCCATCAGTATAATATACACCACGAGTTCCTATTAAAAAATATTCCATCGGTGCAATATAAACATTAATACCGACATCATTTACTGCTTTAAGAACATCATTAAATTCATTAGCAATAAGGGAATGATCTTTCTTTTGATAATCCTCAATATCCTTAATGGATTTAACTTCCTTAACATCCTTAGTGCATTCTCTCATCATCATGCAACCCATTGAACCATTAGTAAAGTAATCTTCAGTATCCAGTTCATAGGCAGCCGCAGGAGTTCCCCCACAAGCACTCAAAGACAATATAAGTGCCGCAATTAATTTTTTCATTTACTTACTCAGAATGAAGGAATTACAGGAGGAGCAACAATACCAGCACCACCAGCGGCACCACCAGCAATACCAGCATCACCTTCAGGGATTAATGCGCCCCCACCAAAACCGCCAGCCAATCCACCAAGGTCTCCAAATGATCCAGTAACAGCATCCATAACTTGTTGTTTAACACCATCAACAATGGAATCTTTATTGACATATACATATACGCCACTGATAACAACGGCAAGAGATACAATACCAGACGACAGTGCAACGACATTTACAAATTTTTGCATTTTATTTTATCAAGTGAGTTTATTTAGTCTCAAAAATTTTCTCATAAAACTTTACCCCCTCGTTCTATAATCAACCTTCGTACTTGTTTTCTATCTAAACCACAAAGATTTATACAGTTTTGAAGACACTTAAGAATACATTCATCATCACTTATTGGTGTTCTGATTGTAAATCCGTGCTTATCTACCTTAGGAATAACTTCTTTGCCTATATCTTTTTGAAACTCACTCATTATGAATAATATTTTTTATAGTGGTCCGAAATTCCAAGACAATTCACATTACCCTGAGATACCCAATCATGGACACACTCATACATTGATTGATTACTATACTGTGGTTGTCCATATTGATCCAAATCAGACCCATACTCCTTCAAAAGAGTGGTTAACCCATGACGACGAAGTTCCATTCTATCTTCACTATACCGCCAATCTTCTATAACTTCTAAGTTAGTCATGAAAAAGAAAACTTCTTAGTGTAATCATATGCATAGTTAGTTCTAGCACCATGAATACCCCATCCCAACCAACTGTAAGCAGCATTCATATAATAACCAACAGTCATTCCAGATCCCTCAAAATAAGGAAGGTTCTTTTGGAACTGATTTTCATTCACCATATAACGAAGTTGTCCTTTCAATGAACTAGGATCGCATCCATAGTTCTTACAGAAAGATCCAAGACCAGAATAACGACCAGCAGTAGTCCACTGAATCAATCCATATCCACCACTATAACATCTATTATAAGCAACTCTTGCACCACCTTCACAGATATTAGACTTAAACTGACTCTCTTGCTTAATATTGCCCATGATGGTAGCAAGGGCATTTCTATCAGTAATATTTGTTCTCTCTTGAATATATGCCAATGCAATCTTCTCATCTGGAGTGCATCCTTCGCACTTCCATGACGGAGAAGGGGGAGCAACAGATGCTGCTGCTAAAAATTCAAAAATCATTTAACTAAGAATTTACAACAAAATTATATAGCAATTATTAAACTCTGTCAAGACCCCCTTGCCAAATCATATCAGGCATTGCTGACGGAGATTGACC